AGAGGAGTTTCTTCTTTACAATTTAATGTAGACCTTCTACTCCATTGTCTAATTACTTTACTAAATCCTAAAACTATTCCTGGAGGATCTTCTACTTCTCCTAGTGCAAAAACTTTAGGAGGTTTTAAATCTGCTCTTGGTTTACAACATGGAATACAAGTAAGAAGAAGATCAACGCAACCACAGTCAGTATAATTATCTCCATCGCCACCTTCAGTAACTACTATTGAACCAGAATCTTTAGTACCAAGACCTCCATTATCTGTTATAAATTCTGAAGAATAAACTGTACCTGCAATATTGTCATCATTAAATGGATCTTGCCATGTTGCTCTATGTCCACAATTAAGTGCTCCTCTACCAGTAGTTCTTTCCCAAACATCATAATTAGCAGGACCTACTCTAAGTTTTCCATTTCCTTTTGATATAGGTCTTGTAATAGAACAAAATTCATATATTCCATTACCACCACTAGTTTGATTGGTAGGACCACCATTAGCATATATCTTTTTGATTGTAAGTTTATTAGAATTAACATCTGTATATTCACATGTGGCATATCCAAGATCTACTCCATCAACTACATCATTTGATAACCATTTTACTAAAAATGGTTCTGAAGCTAATGACCAAGCATTATTGTTTTCATTTAAAAATGGATCTACATTAAGATCATTATAAGGATAATTTGGAAAATAAAACTTTTGTTCTTCTCTTTCATATTCTCCTACGTTTCTAAGAATACCTTTAGCAATAATGGATTTGTTTGTTCCTCTATCTCCTCTTATTATTTTATATCCTATAATGTCTGCTTTTTGACTAGCTGTTAAATTAGAAGAATTAATATAAGTTAAAACTTGATCTGTATCTATCCTTACACCAATAGGAAATACAGAATCATTTTGCATAACTAATACACTTCCTGGACCAGTAAATATTGCTGATTCAATAATTGGACTTACAAGTACATCTGGAAATTTGTGATGTCTAATAGGTTGATTTGCAAGGTCTCCCCAAAGATCTATATTGCAAGGATAAACATCTTCTGATTCCCAATATGCAAATTCTCCATATTGATATGGTGTAGCATTTCCAATTGGATCACCTACTGCAGCTCCTGTTACAGAAGCTGTATTATATATCTTCCAATAAGGAGCTGAAGTTCCATCTCCTATAAAATCTTCATTTGTATCAGGAACATCTGGATATGCTTCATTAGGACCTTTTTCTCTACCAGGAATATGAAAACCATCTGTTTGTTTTCCATTTCTTAATAAGAATACAATCTCAAATGCATATACCTCATCACGTAGATAACCACGTAAATTTGTAGCATTTAATTCATCTGAATAATTTTCATTAGCAGGAAGTTTGTATGTCTGCCACTGAAGTTTAATTTGACTAGCAATAGATTGATAGTTTATTCTATCTATAGATGTAAGATTATCCCATATTAATATATCTTGTACAGATGTAAGATCTTGTGCTATTTCGTAATAAGGGTATTTTAGAAATATATCGTTTATTGTTAATCTTATTTGTGTTTGATTTTGCCCTGTATATGTAATATTTTTATTTGCTTGATCAATAAAATATGTTCCAACTAACTCAACAGAAGGAATGTTATTTATTGTTTTTATTACAGCAAGGTTGAAATATTGGAACTGTCCTGTAGAATCTAAATTACTGATATTAACTACAATAGATTTACCTACTTCATAATTAAAATTAGGAGTGACAATACTTGTATCAGCAATAGGTGTTGGATTAGTAACTGAATAATAAGAAGTGTACTCGTTACCTGAAGCATCACAATATTGTATAGCAAATTGATATGTACCTGCAAGAAGAGATCCCCCATTTCTAACATCAACTATTTTTAATTCAGGAATGTTGAAATTAGGTTGTAATTTTAATTGGTTACAATCAAGTTCATCAGTAAATACAGGATCACAAAGACCAGATAGAGGTTTTAATATATAAGGGATATTATTTATATCTAAATATCTTCTTGGATTTAAACCATCTGTCCAATATAATTCTGTTGTACAATTTGTAATTTTATGTACAACTTTATGTATTGGATAGCTTATATTAAAAGCAAGACATGGCGCATTAACTAATATTCTATAAACACAATCATTGTTTTCCATATATCCTATTTGACATTCTCCTGTTTCAGGATTAGTTATAAAAAATATATGTTTGTTTTGTTCAAGAATGAAATGTGCTCCTATTAAAATAAATTGCAAAGGGAATTGAATACAAAATTCATTCCCTGGTTCATTTTGATAATTAACTGATGAAGAGTCAAAGTTTTCAACAGATGCATTTAATGCATATGTTAATTGCCCTTTAGCTATTTGATTAACAGTGTTATCTAAATTTAAACCTACTGAAGCAACATTATATTCTAATTTAATGTTTCCTTGTGGTGTATTATCTTGAGATGTATTATCTGCCATGATTAATTATTTCTTCTTCTTCCATAACGATTTGTTCTATTAGGAAGTTCGTACATATTGAATCTATTTAAATCTTGTGTTATTCTTCTTTGCTTAGTATAGACATCTTGTTTCTTAACTTCTATACTTGCCATAACAAATGCTTCGTCATACAACTGTTTGTAATATACAAGCTTTTGTTGTAACTGATTAAACGTCTCATCATTGGTTTGACTTGCAAGCGTTTCAAATACTTTGTATTTAATGAATGCTTCTATGTATTCTCTAATACGATAATTGTCAGGAATTAATTGACTTCCCACTTCATCATATTCTGTAGCATAGAATATTAATTGTATTGTTGCATTTCTAAAATTAGTTACAATTTTATTATCTCTAATATCAAATGAATCAAAACTAGATGATCCTGGAGTATTTACACCAACATGAACATGTTGTCCATACAAATCTAAATTGTTTGAATAATCTACAGAACAATTACTTCTTGCAGATATATTACCTGGTTTAAGAAGATATGATTGTCTGTATGATCTTGTCATTTGTTGATTAGTTTTATATACAGCTTGTATAAGTTCTGGCATACACTCAGGACATCCTGTTGTGCATTCAAGATTTGTACAAGGAACTCCACCTGATGTTACAGGAACAATTTGTATTGTAGTGGAAGATGCTGCTTGTGTATATAATGAATTAGCTGATTGATATGGAAATTGAGGAATCTCAACTAACATCCAAGCTTCTCTTACAGCATAAAAGTTATCAGGAAGTCTAGCCTGAAAGTCTTCTATATATAAAACTTCTTCAGAGATGACATATGTTGTTCTTCCAAGTTTTTTTAAACACTTGTCAAGATATGTTGGAAATAAAAGATCATCTACTGCACCTGTATCAAAATAGCTTTTAAGCTCTTCTTTGACAGTGGCATAGACTGGTTCAGGACTAACAAAATTATATTTATAGTAGTAACTCATTGTTGTTATTATTTAATGTTCCATTCTCTGTATAAGTCTTTATACTTATCATCAGCTTTTATATAGTGAGACAATAGTCTTGATGTTATTCTTGATGGTTTAAAATACCAAAGATCAGAATGTCTAAATCTAGTTATTTTTTTAAACCATTGCCAACCAAAGAAAAATCCTTCTGTGTGGTAATTGAAATTATATATAACCTTTCCTTTCTGTTTAGTCTTTTGCCAATCAATAGGAAGATTAATAAACTCTCTTCCATTAACGTCATTTATTCTTTTTCTTTTCTTTTTGATTATAGAGAACTCCCCAAGTCCAAATGGAAGCTTCACCTTCTCTCCTGTTTCTAATATGTATTGTTTATATTCTTCATTGAATGAATATATAATATTTCTCCATTCGTTAAATGTCAAAATAATATTTGGATTCTTTGAGCAAAAATCTATATAATTATCTTTGCTTGCACTCCTCCATTCAACTTTTACTCTTGCCATTTATTAATTAGTTGGTTTTGAATTAGGAGCTTGTCCATCTACACCATCTTGTGTCATATCAGTTTTAATATTGAAATATGTAGATAGAAGCTTTTGAGAAGTTAGTTGTAACACTGGCTGTTCTAGATATCCTGGAAGAGCAAACTCTTTATCTAAAGGATTAATACATATATCTTCTAATGAATATTCTTTTCCACATCCACATTCTGGATATAATATACTATTAGGAACATCTTCTTCAAAGAATGCAACAAATCTAACTGCTTGTAATAATGGATTATTAACATACAAATATCCATTAGTAATCCAGAAGTATGCTTCATTTTTAATAATAGGAAGCTTTAATAAATTTGCATATCTATTTACAGTTATTTCTTTTAACTTCTTCCCTTTACCACCCAATGCATTAATAGAATAAACTCCTTGTATTACATATTGGTAATTACCTTCTGATATACGTGGGATCTTTTCTCTACTTCTAGCTATTGTACATTCATCTACATAATCACAACATTCAGAAAGAGGAACTTCACACATTTCTAAACAAGGAATAGTGGTAAACAATGTATCTGTTGCCCAAAGTTTTCTAAGGTTTGTTTCTCTCTTAATTAGTAATAAAGAGTTATTTCTTATTTCGCTAAGTATTGCTCTGTCTGTAATCAAAGAATCAGTTGAAAGCAACTTATGAGTGCTTCTAACATCTGATACTAATTTTCTACCTGTTGACATATTTTGTATTATATACGAGATTCAAATTCTGCAATGCGTCCTTTGATAGGATGATACACTGTAGCTATTCCAGCTCTTATGTTATTAATATAATTATTATCTAAATGCCATCTATCAGTTCCTGATAAGCTAGGCATCTGTTGTATTCTAACACCTTTGACTTCTTTAGCCATATAGTGATGTTTATCTCCTGTATGTACCTCTCTGTATTTAGAACATCCAAAAGCTTCACTGTTATTTCCTGTAGCAAATACTAAAGGAAGATCTTCTATTTTACAATTACCATGATGATAACCAATAAATGTATTTCCTAATATCACCATCTTAGTTGTTGAATGTTCTCTTTGGAATGCAACATTAGATATGTTTGAAAAATATACATCCAAAGCATGTGCCAAATAAAATGATTTAGTTCTATCATGATTACCTTGTACAAGAATCACTTCAACATTATTTGAATATGCTTTTAATATTGATATAGCTGTAACTAATAAATCAAATCCTTCTTCATATTCATTATCATATCCTGTAAGAACATCTTGAGGAGTACCATTTGTAGTTTGATTTTGATAATTATCTGTATGAAAGAAATCATTTGAAATTGGAAAAACAATAGTTTTTATATCAAAAGAAGCTTTAGCTTTAGATAGTAAATCTACTAATACATATAAAAATTGTTCTTTTTTAGTTTGAATATTTTCACCTTCTAGTGTTTTCTTAGCTAAATGGAAATCAGCTATTGATATTTCCAAATCAACAGTTTCTGTATTGATAGTGGATTTTACTATATTTAGTTTAACTTGATTTGGTTTGTAGTTTTCTAAAAACTTAGCAAAGTCTTCAGGTGAATAATCTTTTGTTTCTTTTCTCTTAGAAAAAACTGAAGAAGTAAACTTTCCACTTGGTAGCATCTTAGACCAGTAGTTTGTAATAACATACTTGTCTAGGTTTATCTTGTGTAGCTTAGCTAACTCAATATCGTCTTTAGGATTAAAATCAGATATAATTGTACTTTCTATTGTACCCTTCTCAACGTTTACTTTTCGTTCTTCTGTATAATTTTTTTCTACAACTTGAGAATTTTCCCTTTCTCTAAGTTCTTTTAATAATTCATTAACTTCAAACTCACTTATACCTAATCTTTCAGCATAGAACTTCTTGCTTCTCTTCATGCGTAATAGCTCTTCTAATTTAGCTAATAAATCTTGATTTTCAGACATATGTGTTCATATTAGTTAAAAAATATTGTAAAGATAAAAAATTGTTTTTATAGTTAACAATATTTTTAGTTATGGATCTAATTCTTTATAACTAAAATAGTTATAAATAAAAACTTCCAGAGTTGCCTCTGGAAGAAAACCTTGTTAAACCAACAAAAACAAGGTTAATTATATTATGTTATTGGACCAGTGGTAGTAGTAGTCGTAGTACCTGGATCAACAGTGGTTGTACTAGTAGTGGTTGAACTAGAACTAGTGGTTGTAGTTGTTGGAGTACAAGATGATCCATTATAAATAATACCATCTCCACATATAAATGCAGGAGTTACTCCTCCAACTAGTGTACAAAATGTAGGAAGGAGTCCACTACTAACTGCAATTGTTTGATATACTCCATTGCAATCTGTATATTCCAATACACTATATCCAGGAACACCAACACAATTACCTGCTGCATCAGCTGTAATTTCAATACATGATGCAATAGCTGTAGTGGTGGTAGTGGTGGTTGGTGGTTGTTCTACAGGAATTTCAACATAATTTGTACACAATCCATTATTTGATCTAACTCTAATAATTGTTGTATAATCAGGGACAAGAGCTGATGGATATCCTGCCAGGAGTGAAGCTTTGCTCACCCCTGACTCAAAAGCTGATAGATATCCATCAAGATCTGAATACAGGTCAAAAGGGCCTGAATCAGTTCCTGCTGTAGTTAAGGTTATTAATACTGTCATAATTTTTTAATTTTAGCAAGTTAATGATGAAAGAATCTCTCCTGTATTAGAAACTTCAACTGCCATGAAAGATGAATCAATTAGCTGTACTTTATAAAATTTGTTATTTCCTGCAAAAGGAATTGTCAATGCTAGATTTTCATATATAAATCCTCCATTTACAGGAATACCATTTTCAACATATATATTTAAATCAGGACTATATAAAACACCACATGCAGCTAACAATGACCCACCAGAATTATCATCTAGTGTTAATTTTAAATATGGTGCAGCAGTAGTGGTTGTAGTTGTTGTACTAGAAGTTGAACTAGTAGTGGTAGTGGTAATTGGATCACAATATGTAATATCTACAATACTTCCACCTACAATTTCTGTTATCTGACAAGTAGCATGATCTGTAATGTAAAATCCATCAGCTAATGTATCACAACTAGTTCCTGTTCCAGCATAAACAGTTTCTCCAATAGCAAAAGTAGCACTTTGACCAAATAGAGAAGTTTCAGAAGGACCAACTGGTAGACCATTTATATACTTACATGCATTACATGCATCTAGTAATGATGCAGTGTAGTCTACAACTCCTGAACCATCATCGTATGAATTAAAATATTCTACAGTTATTAACCCTTGTGGTCTACATCCTGTATAAGAAGTAGTTGTAGTTGTAGTTGGTGTAGCTGTAGTTGTACTAGTGGTTGTTGGAGTACATTCTAAATCAGATGTACAAGGAGTAATTCCTCCTTCTATTTCAGCAAGTCCAATAGCAACAACGCTATCTAATTGAGCACATACATACGCATTGTTATTTGTAATAGTTATAGTTTGAGCAACTCCATTTACATCTGTCCAATAGAATGTCACTTTACCAACTGCACTAAGTGAATAACAATATGTTGGAATAGGTTCTGTTGTTGTTGTAGTTGTGGTTGGTGGTGCTACACATTCATCTCCTGTAGTACCTAGTATATGAGTACCTCCTAATGGAGCTGGATTCCACTCTGGTGTATTACCAGGGTATACACAAATATCTCCAGAATTATTTGTAACATCATCTGGATCAATGTAAACATCTTGTCCATTACAATCTACATATCTAATACCAGAAGTATTAAATCCTATAGCTTCCCATGACCATATAGTACAAGGTGCAAAAGTTGTAGTAGTTGTCGTTGTTGGACAAGTTACATTATAAGTAGATATTTGATGATATCCAAAAGAAGGTGGTGGATTCCAAGCAGGCATAACGCCTGGATAAACACATATAATTCCTGAACTGTTTGTTACATCTATAGCAGGTACTGTAGCAGGTAAACCATCACAATCTGTATATTCTAAATCAGAAACATTTGCTCCTGATGCTTCCCATGTCCATTGTACACATGGAGCTATTGTTGTAGTTGTTGTAGTAGTGCTTGGTGGGAATAATGTAGTTGTAGTTGTTGTACTAGGTGGTGGGAATAATGTTGTAGTTGTTGTTGTCGTAGGACAAGGCTCAGAATCAACTATTATCACTTTAGGTCCTAATAATAATGAACCATCTGTTATACAACCTGTATTAACAACATTAGGATAAACGATTGTTCCTCCAACTGTTATGTTTGTATTACATTCAACAGCTTCCCAATCAGTTTGTCCAGGAGAACCAGATGGTCCTGATGCTTCTAAATTATAAGAAACACAAGGTAAAGCCACTGTAGTAGTACTTGTTGTTGTAGGAGCACATTCTCCATCACTTACACAAATTGTACCACTTCCAACAACTGTAATAGAACCAGTTCCTGTGAAAGCAATAGAACCAACTTGAGCACAAATGTAAACTGTCTCATCTTTAATTTTCATAACCTCAGAATATCCATTACTATTTGTCCAATATATATACACTGTACCTATAGCTGTTACTTGGTTACAGAAAGATTGTATAAACAATGTAGTGGTAGTTGTGGTTGTAATAACTGAGCAACATACTCCTGTATTTAATACATTAATTTTTCCTATTTCAATTGTTGGATAATTATTATTTACACAAACTGTATCAACCTCACCACCAGAAGTAACTGTTACAACTTGATTTGTGTCACATTCTACATAAGTAAATGTTCCAGGAAACTGAGTTACTGCAACATGTTCATAATATGTACAAGGACAAAGAGTTGTTGTTGTAGAAGTAGTTTGTGAATCAATACAATCCCATACTGTTTCACAATCCACTGTATTATTTACAATTGTTGTAAACTGATTATATAGATTTTGATTATTTATAATATTATTAATAATATTTTGAACCATTTCTGGACTACATATAAATCCATCTATTGTTTCTATTACTTCTGTGAGGGTATCACAATTTGATACACCAGTACATGATAAATCAGGTCCTTGGTATACAACATCATCTGATGAAGTTCCACATCCACATGGATTATTTCCACATCCACAAGGGGTTATATTATTTGAACAACTCATTTTATTTTATTTATTTATTTTATTATAAAGAACTTGCATCATAAAAATTCACATCTACTATATAAGGATCTTCTCCTGCTAGTATTGTAATTGGTGGTGCTGTTATTGATATTCCTACTTGTACATCGTAAAACACTGTTCCAGATAAATTGGATATAGTAAGTTCTACTGTGTCTGTTATTGCTGTAGGAACAGCTTCAACAGCTAATATATCCCCAACATTACAAGCTATTGTACCTGTACCATTGGTAGTTCTTCCTAAAACATTAATACTATTTATATCTATTGTTAAAAGTCCTTCTGATGGTGGTACTTTATTGTAATCCCAATCTAAACTAGAAGGAATTGTAGTGGTAGTAGTAGTTGTACTACTTGTTGATGTTGATGTACTAGTAGAAGTACTTGTGCTAGTAGAGGTACTAGTTGATGTACTTGTACTAGTTGAACTACTACTAGTGGTTGTGGTTGTTGAACAATTAAAAGAAGTTTCAACAGCAGTTATACCATTTAATACTAATGATGTATTTATAACACAAGGTGTTGTAAATGTACTTCCAATAAAAGGCAACACTCCTGATGTACCACCTCCATAACACAACTCTGCTGTAAAACTAGCATTATCAATTGTTGCTGTTAAATCATATACGTAACATGCTTCAGCAATTGTTGTTGTTGTAGATGTAGTAGATGTGGTAGGAAGCACATTTACTGGTATATCAATAGAGTTTGTACATATGCCTGTAGATATCACCCTAATCGTAACTGTCCCATCAGGAACAACATTAGATGTATATCCAGCTTGTAATACAGCTGCAGATATATTTGTTGCAAATGCAACTGTATAACCATCTGTATTTGAATAGAGATTAAATGGTCCAGCAGATCCTCCTACTGGTATAACTAATGTTATTAATGCTATCATGTTTTTATTTATTTTTTATTATTGTTATGGACATATTCCTCCAAGTGTTGCATCTATCACTCCAAAACTATTTATTTGAAGACTATAGCTATTTGGATATACTAATATTTGTAAATGATAGAAGTTTCCATCGCCCACAAAAGGAATAGTCCCTAATGCATCTGTATATACAATATCTCCATTACTAATATCTCCAGTACCACTTATCCAACAATCTTCTGTTAATGATAATCCACATCCATCTGCTACATCAGAACTTGAAGATCTAAGTGCTTCTTGTAAAGCAATTGTTGTTGTAGTGGTAGTTGTAGGAGTTGCTGTAGTAGTACTGGTAGTTGTTGATGTACTAGTACTTGTAGACGTGCTAGTAGACGTGCTGGTACTTGTACTTGTACTTGTGCTAGTACTTGTTGAACTACTACTAGTTGTGGTAGTTGTTGGATTTGGAAGTTGATTAGCACTTCCTGTAAATGTACATAAAGGAAGCTGACTAGCACTTCCAGTAAACGTACAATTAATAAATATAGTTGTTGATGTTGTAGTTGTTGTTGGACGTGGTCCACAATCGTCTATTGTATCACAATTAATTGCTCCATTAACTAATGTATTAAAATTAGGAAATAGGTTTGGATTGTTTTGTATTAAATCTAATATATGTTGTGTAAGCTCTATACTGCAAATAAAATAATCTAATTGTTGAAATGCTTCTGTTACTGTCATTCCTGTAGTAACATTAGAACACACTCCATTTGGACCATCATATATTAAATCATTAGTGGTAAGACCACTATGATCACATGATGTTCCTGTGTTATTAGGAGTGTCTGGACAATCGCATTTTTTTGGTAAGAATGGCCACATAATTAATTAAGGTATATACATTATATAGTAACAACCAATTGAAGGTTGAATATTAGTGTGAGCATCTCCACTACCTATAGCACCATTTGTCATTGTCACTGTTATAGTTTCAGTTACATTACTAGTTTTTCCAATAGTTGGAAGTGTGTTCGTTCCTGCTAACTTATAAGAATAAGAACCAAAAGTAGATTGTTTATTTATATAATTTGTAGCAGTTATTGTTGAATCTGCAGCAGCTACATCTGAATTTGCTACAAAATGACTATGAGGTGCTGCCACAGCTGTTGCAGTGTTTGCGTGTGTGTGATTTGGAAGTTGTGCCTGTGATAATACAACTTGATTTGTACCAAAAGGACTTCCTAATAAATAATTAGGATTACCTGATACACTTGGATTTACAATAGGACTAAGTGTTCCTCCACCCATTCCTGTAGTAGCACCAACTAATGTTCGTCCTCTTAAATCAGGAACTCCTGGATTAGCACCATTACATAAATACACTTTAGCCCAATATCCTACACCTTGTCCTGTTAAACTAAAACTATCTCCTGCAGTTGGATATCCAGACAATGGTCCAAAATAAGCAATTGGAGTATAAGGAACCATTTTAGAACTGGCTAAATTAGCTGAAGGTAAGCTAGCTAAATAATTAGCAATATATGTATTTACATTTAGTGAAGTTACATTAGTTGCATTTAATTGTGCAACTAAAGCACTAAATGCTGTATTTAAAGAACAAAGTTTATTTATAGTAGCTTGTACAATATCATGTGTATCTGAAGAAGCTGTAACACCTGTTAAACATCCAATTGTATAATTAGCATTTAATGCAGTAAGTGTATCATCAATATCATCTATTTGATCTTGAAGATCACACACTGTCTTTACAATAGCTGTAAGTATTTCATTCAATGTAAATCCTGTACACGTAGTGCAAGCAGGAAGATATGATTTTACAATGTTACATATAATGTTAGGATCTATAATAGGTTTTATTCCTGTACCATTTATTGCTGGAACAAGAAAGTTTGTAATAGCATTTTCAACAGATAATAAATTATCACCAGTTGAAATACCAAGAGCAGGAACATCTATTCCTGTATATTTTACGCACTGATCTGAGATAGTTTCAGCACATCCATTATAACAATTTGAGCAAGACATATTATATTGTGTTTATTTTATTTATATTGTTGTAGTAGTAGTTGTTGTTTCTACACTAGAAATACGACAACTACAATCTTTTATACATCCAGATGTAAACCTTCTAACTTTACTAGCAATCATATTAACAGTAAAATGTCCTGCATAGTTTGGATTACACACCTTGTATTGTAAAATGCGTTTATAGTTCAATAAATCAGAAAGTAACTCATGGTCAAAAGATTTGTTTAGCATAAATACAACATTGTTGTATAAGCTAACACTCATCTCTGCAACCTTGCAGTCAATACTTTCAATTAATGAACATATATCATCACATTGTGCACAATTAGTTAATCTAGGTGTTAACATAGTCTAAAGAATTTTAATGCTTTATTTGCAGCAGCACGACAAGCTGCACATAAGCCATCTTTTAATTGACACCCACATCCAACATTAGCACCACAGTTTCCACAATTTGC